GTTATCCTGTGCTGGAAGTTAATGTGGATGATGATCAAATTGATGATCTAATTGACGATTCAATTCAATACTTTCAAGAAAGACATTTTGATGGTGTCGAAAGAATGTTATTGAAACATGAAATTACAAAAGAAAATAGAGAAACATTAAAGACTGGTATTACTACAACAACAGCAAATTCAACTGTTGGTATAACTACAACAACATTTACAGAAAGTCAAAATTTCATACAACTACCAGATCATGTATTAGGTGTAGAGAGAGTTCTCAAAATGGATGCAAGTACCATATCTAGTGGTATGTTTAATATTAAGTATCAGATATTTTTAAATGACTTATATTATTATGGTGCACTTGATTTGATGAACTATGCAATGACCAAGACTTATTTGGAAGATTTAAGTCGTATCATTACCCCAGATACACAACTAAGATTTAACAAAAAGAATCACAGACTATATCTTGATATTGATTTTGGGCAGATGTCTGATGATACATTCATTATCATTGATGGTTATCGTCTTTTAGATCCATCAGATGCACCTGCAATTTATAATGATTTTTGGTTAAAGAAATATGCTACAGCTACAATTAAAAAACAATGGGGAATGAATTTAATTAAATTTCAAGGTGTATTATTACCTGGTGGAGTTCAGTTGAATGGAAGACAAATATATGAAGATGCTATAAAGGAAATTGAAGAAATTGAATACTCACTTAAAACAGAATACGAAATACCACCTCTTGATCTCATAGGATGATATCATGCCACTTTCACCATATTTTCTTCAAGGATCAACAAACGAACAGAGATTAGTTCAAGACCTTATAAATGAGCAACTAAAAATTTATGGGCAAGATATTGTTTATCTTCCACGTAAAATAGTAAATAAAAATACAATCATAAAAGAGGTAACAGCATCAACTTTTGATGATGCTTATCGTATGGAGGCCTATCTTTTAAATTATCAAGGATTTGAAGGTAATGGAGATATTTTACAAAAATTTGGAGTTCAAACTACAGATGCAGTCACATTTGTAGTATCAAAAGAAAGATATGAAGATTTTATTAGTCCATTTTTACTTTCAGATAATCAAATAGAATTAGCAACAAGACCAGAAGAAGGAGATTTAATATACTTCCCTCTTGATAATACAATGTTTGAAATTAAATATGTGGAAGGTAAAAAACCATTTTATCAATTGAATAATCTTTATGTTTACACATTAAGTTGTGAGGTTATGGATTATGCTCTTGATGAAAATATTGATACTGGAATAGAGGCAGTAGATAAAGCAGCTGTAGAGTTTGGATACACAACTAGAATAAGTATGGTTAGTATTGCTGCTTCAACTGCATCAGCAACCGTTCAATTATCTAAAAATGCAGGAAATACTAATGTTGGTAAAGGTATTGCTAAGATTGATTTGATTAATGATGGAACAGGTTACACACTTCCACCATTAGTTGGTATATCATCTGCTCCAAGTGACGGTATTAATGCAACTGCTGTTGCAATCATGACTAGTCGAAGTGGTCAAAATGGACAATCAATAGATCGTATTGAATTGACAAATCCTGGTTTTGCTTACACTGTCCCACCAACAGTTACAATTCGAAGTCAAAATGTATTTGGAACTGGTGCTGCAGCAACTGCAATTATATCTGAAGGAACACTATCAACGCCAACTATTAATGATCCTGGTGCTAGTTATGGTGCGGTTCCTACGGTAACTTTCAATCCTGTTGGTTTAGATACTAATATTGGAGTAGGGTCAACCGCACAAGCAATTGCGATTGTTAATACTCTCGGTCAAGTCGCATCAATCAGATATTCAAATGCTGGATTTGGTTACACTACAGCTCCAACTCTTACAATATCACCACCAGCAGCAGTTGGATTTGCAACTGGAAATTATATATTTAAAGAATTGGTTCGAGGAGTTTCAACAGGAACAACTGCATATGTTTCAGATTGGGATGGAGATACAAGAATTCTCAAAGTTACAAATATTGCTGGAAGTGGATTTGCACAAGGGGAAGCAGTTGTTGGTATCGGAACAACCATGTTAGGATCAGATTCTAAGTACATTGTAAGAGATGTTTCTGATCAGGATGAGTTCGATAATTACAACGAAAATATAGTCGTAGAGTCCGAAGCAGACTCAATTATAGACTTTACTGAAGACAACCCATTCGGTGATTTCTAAATAGTTTGGATAAGTCCTGTTTAAGATATGTTAGGAACCTATTATTACCATGAAATAATCAGAAGGACTATTATATCCTTTGGTACACTTTTTAATACAATTGATATAAAACATCAGACTGCTGCAGGTGGAGCATTTTCAACTGTAAGGGTTCCGATTGCTTATGGCCCAACAGAAAAATTCTTAGCAAGATTAGAACAGAAACCAGATTTAAGAAAGAGAGTTGCAATAACTTTACCTCGTCTAGCATTTGAAATGGACGGTATATCATATGATCCTGCAAGAAAGGTTTCAACAATGCAAACTTTTAAAGCATTTACAAAAGATGGATCAAAGAGTGCAAGAAAAGTTTTTATGCCAGTTCCTTACAATTTAAGTTTTAAGTTATATGCAATGACTCAATATAATGAAGATTCTTTACAAATTATTGAACAAATATTACCATTCTTTCAACCATCATTTAACTTAACTGTAGATCTAGTTAAGGCAATAGGTGAAAAAAGAGATATACCAATGGTTCTAGAAAGTGTAACCTTTGATGATAATTATGATAGTGGATATGATGAAAAACGAATCATAACTCATACATTATCATTTACTGCAAAAACTTATCTATTTGGCCCAGTATCAGATTCTGGTTCAGGACTCATTAAGAAAGTTCAACTTGATTACAATACAGATACTAACACTCGAACTGCAACAAGATCGAAGAGGTATATTGCAGAACCAAGAGCACTCAAAGATTATAATGATGATGCAGTTACATCACTTGCAGAGGATATCACAAAAACTCAAATTAAATTCTTAGTTCAGGATACATCAAGTTTAGTTCTTGATACCTATATTGCAATCGGTGATGAATTGATGTTTATTAAAGAAATTAGTGGAAATAATATCACAGTAAGGCGTGGTGAAGATGGAACAACTATAGATACTCATGTAAATGGTGACACAATTGACGCTGTTAATGCTCAAGATGATGCACTTGTTGAACTTGGCGATGATTTTGGATTTAGTGAGCAAAGGTTTGATTTACCAGACTTTAGAACTTACAGTCCTACAAAAGGAGTTGATGTATGAGTAAGTTTGATGAAATAGATGAATTTTTGGATGTTGAACCAGTTGATGCACCAAAAAATAATAAAATTGAAAAAGTAGAAAAGAAAGAAGATTCGACTCTTGACTATGAGTATTCAAGAGGTAACTTATATTCTTTAATTGAAAAAGGACAGGAAGCACTCAACGGTATTCTAGAAGTAGCACAGGGAAGTGATCACCCCAGAGCATATGAAGTTGCAGGACAAATAATTAAAAGTGTTGGAGATACAACTGATAAATTAATTGATCTTCAATCAAAAATGAAGGAATTAAAGAAAGAAGAAAAAGATTCACCAAAAACAGTTAATAATGCATTATTTGTAGGATCAACTTCAGATTTATCAAAGTTATTAAAAAAGGGAGTTCTAAATAATAATGTGGAGAACGAGGAAGAATGAAATCATTTGCAGACTTTAGAAAAAGCGTAGCATCAATTGGTAAGAAAAAAGAGGAGAAAAAACCTCAGAAAGCAATGGATGCTGGTGCTAAAGGAAGACGTATGTTACAAAGAAGGGAATATGCTGCAAAAGTATCTTCATTTATTCCCGACGATTTAAAAGACCATAAAGTTTATGAAAGTAGTCTTGCTAGAATAAAAAGCAAATCTGACAAAGGTGGCATAGCCACAATGTCTGCATCCAGAGGTGATAAGTCTGCAAAAGAAAATAGAGCACGAGCAAAACAATTAGATCGTGACATAAAAGGTAAGGGTTTACCTGGTGCAACTAAA